GGCTATCCTACGCAAGGATTACGATCCTACCTATGTGTGGTGCGCTGACTGCGATTACCTTGTGGTGAAAGAGAAAGATTGCTGTAACAACAAAACCAACGAGAAATGAGAATAACACTTAAGGATGATCAGCACACTTGCGCCGATGGTTGCTGTGATAACTATGGTTACGAGGTGTTCGTGGACGAAACAAGCATTGGTTACATCGATGATTATGACGTGGAGCGTTTAGTTCAACTGCTGAATGTGTGGCTCAACAAAGGGAAATGAATTTCCCTATGTGAAAGCTGGTGACTATTTACTGTGGCTGGTGACTATTGACTCTGGCTGGTGACTATGGCCGCGACTATGGCTGGTGACTATTTACTGTGGGTGGTGACTATTCACCTTTTTGGTGACGCTAACAAAATGGTACGACAGAGGGAAATGCGTTTCCTTCTGTGAAAGCAAACAACTGATTAACAATTAAATACAGCTATGAAAGTAACAATGGAGTTTGAACTCCCTCAGCAGGAGTCCGAGTTTAATCGTGCCGTCAACGGAGCTAAAATGGCGTTGATGATTCACGACCTGATAGAAGGATTACGAGTGCGATACAAGCATAAGGAAGATCTATCTGACGATGCACGAGAAGAGTGCCTATACGTTCGTGAGAAAATAAATAACATGCTGTATGAATACGGCATATCATTTTTGTACAACAACGAATGATACACCCATTCTACGAGTCATCCCTATGGATCATCACCATCCTTGGATGGGCCATCACAATAACAAACAACATCGAATTGCGAGAGCAACTAATTGAATTAAAAAAAGATGAAGATTAACGAAGTAACAAAAAACGCAGAGGTTCGCAAGCAGCTTCGCCGAAACCTGAAGCATTGGTATTCACAAGCCACCATTGAGGACAAGTACGAGGGGCAACGATGGTACACAGAAGCAAGTCAATTTGCCTCATTCCTGTCAGAGAAGTACGGGGTTACCAAAGAGATAGCTGCGGGAGTGGTGAGTGCGCTTTCACCTAACAACAAGTGGAAACGAAACAAGATTGACGCAGAGATTGTTCTATCGGCTTGCGCTGCTGGCATGTCTCCTGATGCGGTTAGTGTATGCACTTTCAACGCAAACAAAAAGCGAGCATTTCAGATTGCCGTAGGAAACTTCAAGATTCTAAAGTCATCCCCAAAGACCTATGCATTTGCAAGGAACGTAGGAGAAGACGACCCGTCACACGTCACCATAGATCGGTGGCATGTCCGAGCATGTCAGACCACGAGCAAGTCACCCGTTCAAGTGCAGGAGTCAATTACCTCTAAGCAATACAGCGTCATCGAACAAGAAACCATCAAGGTAGCTAACGAGTTTGGCGTCAAGCCACATGAGTTTCAGGCCACGATATGGGTGTGTATTAAAAACCACTGGAACCGATAGGCTCCAAAAAACTATCAATCAAATGATTATCTCGATTTACATAAAGCTTTTTCTAACTTCAATCGGATTTCATCCGAACTTCACACAAAACCTTTAATTGTTATGGAAAACCAATTTCAATCCCTCGACTGGACTGTCGAAAAGCGTCCGCTTCAGCTTGCAGACGGAACGGAAACCCCGTTCTATGCAGTAGTTCGTACTGACAACAATGACGTGTTCGCTTCTGTAAAGAAGGGCTATGCCTTGTTTCAGAACCACCAAATGATTGATCTTGTGAACGCTGTGTCAAGCCATGCGAACGCACCTGTACACAGGGCTGGCGTACTGGACGGTGGTCGCAAGGTGTTTGTTCAACTCAAGTCACCCATGCAGATCAACGGCATCGGAGAGAACAACGACCGAGTGGACTTCTACACCACATGCATCAACTCACATGACGGGACAACTGCCTTGTCATGGGGTAATTCAAGCCTTACAATTAGCTGCTCAAACACATTCTATCAGAATGTGAAGCGTCTAAAAGATCAAAACCGAGCGAAGCACACACAGCGGTCTATCGAGGAGGTGCTTGGCATGATTGACAGCAGCAAGAAGATGCTCGAAGCGGTTAACTTGAGTGCTGAGATGACTGCGGACAAGATGGTTGCCATGTCGAAAAAGTCGGTAAGCGAAGACCAAATCAATAGGTTCATCGCTGCTATGGTTGACGTTGACTTTGCTCGACCCACCCAAGACATCAATGCCAAGAAATTTAACCGAGCTAACTCCCTTCGTGACGCGGTGTTGGCTGAGATGAATCAGAAGGGGCGTACTGCATGGGGCATGTTCAATGGCGTGACGAAGTTCACCACTCACATCAGCGGCAACAATGCCCAACGCCGAGAATCAAGCAAGATGGTCGGCAGCCACACTATGCTCGACAATAAAGCGTTCGAGCTTGCGTTTAACCTGTCGGGAGCAAAGCTTTAATCGCTATGGCGAAAGGAGTTTATGACGGAGGTGACGTGCATTTTGGCACGGCCTCCGTCGCTCTTCAACACATCCATGACATCATGGATCGATACTCGTCGATTGACGTTCTTGCGTACTACGAGAACGAAGCTCAAGCGATGGAAGAGTTAATTATTAACATAGCCGCCACCTTAGCAGTATGCTTAGATGAAGGTTTAATCGAAGAATGAAATGAACATCACACAAGAGATGACACACATCCAAAAACAAAACGAATTAAAGGACAAGGCCATGCTGTTTGACAAGTTCATGACCTGTTGCGAATCGTTTATAGACAAGCTTCGAAACGACGAAGAAACATCTGTTCAAGAGTTACATGCCGACTTCGTGAAGGACGTGCTTTCGATCAGAAAAGACGGCAAGAATTACGGGTTCTGACATGTTGTATGTAATAACCGCCACGCGAAACAGCCGACTGGAGGTACTCACATTCCCAGTTGGCGTATACGACGACCGCGATGCCGCCATCGAGGCGTCTAAAAATCACAAGGAAAAGTTCGGCAAGCACTACGACTACTACGTCTATCAGTTCGAGATAAACATACAAGACACAAGCTCACCACCAATCTTTATGGTATGACATCACACATGCAAATCCTGAAAATATATCGTCGGTACTATTCAGTACTGATGGCAGAGAAAGACAATGGCTACGAAGCCGAAAAGCTACACCGAGCAAAAACGACCGACTATGTGCAGCCCCGCGCTGCAATACTGGTTGCGCTAAGCAACAAGTACAGACCGTTTCACATAGGCAACGCTCTCAACATGCATCACACCACGATAATATATCATCGAGGCAGGCACGAGGGAAACATAATGTCATGGAATGGATATGAACCCCTGTACAAGTTGGCCGAAAAAGTGATGGAAAAAGCCTTCATTGATGGTCAATTTGCCCTTTAATGATGTACAAAACCGACAAACACACCATGAATAAAATAATTCCAATCGTGGCAGCGACCATGATCTCATGCTCCTCACAAGAGCCAACCGCGCAGCCATGCTGCGAAAAGAACATAGCCGAAGAAAGCCAAGACGTACACCAGTTGCTACGTGCGCTTGGCGCTGCTCCCGCTACAAAAAAAGAAACGTGCGATCACGAAGAGGGCGATAATTTTTGCCCCAACCCTTGACTCGAACTTGGTTCTCGCCGTATATTTGCGACATCACAAAACCCAAAGCACATGCTTTATTCACATGAGAAAGAGCGTCAGAATCCTGACAACGATGGATGGGAGGAGACGTACTCTTACGAAGTTAATGGCGTAACTTATGTGACGCCAAGCGCCGACCTAGCCTTCAGCCGTGGCAGCAACGTAAAGATTATTCGATCCGTGTACACAATGGACATAGTCAATGGTAACTGAATCCGAAGTCATAGAAATGATTGTTCATGATGAGTCCATATCGCGACCTTCAAAGTCCATAATCATAGGCGACATAGTGGATCAAGGCATAAACAACTGGTCTGCGATAGACATAGCTTCAACTCTTAAGGAATACTCAGAAGGATTCAAAGGGTACACCGAGTCTCTCGTCAAAGCCAGAAAGATTATAGGTATGCACGACACACCAGACCTGCAAATCGACACAGTAGCTGGCGTGTTATCCAAGGCGACTGACTTCGACAAAGTGTACCTAAAGTCAACCCATAACATGCTCAACTTCGTGTGTTCTTATGTAAAAGTGCACTCGATAGTAAAAGACCTTTGGTCAGAACGCTGACCTTACCTGAGATGCCGCTCATGGTGTGCGGGGAGATCCCGCAACAGGCTGTTGTGTAAAAGCCCGATGAAACAAGCCGCATCTCTTTCTCTAAACACAAACCCTTTAATTTATTTCAATGTCTATTCACAAAAAACTCTCTGCTGTTCAAGCAGAATTGAAGGCCCCCAAGGGTCAGTTTAACAGCTTCGGGAAGTACAAGTACCGCTCTTGCGAAGACATCCTTGAAGCAGTAAAACCTTTGCTTGCCAAGTACGAGCTCGGCATGACGATTAGCGATTACATCGTGTCTCACGAAGGTCGTGTATATGTTCGAGCCGAAGTAGAAGTGTTCGACTTCGATGGCAACATAATAAGCGTGCAGGGTCAAGCCCGCGAGGAAGACTCAAAGAAGGGCATGGATGCGTCACAGGTAACTGGGGCTACCTCATCCTATGCTCGCAAGTATGCACTCAACGGCATGTTCCTTATCGACGACACGAAGGATAGCGATGCAACCAATACCCACGGGAACGAAACCACTACCACCCCAGGTCGTGTACCTGTAGGAGGCGCAGCCGCTCGTGACGTTATTGCAGAAGAAGAAGCCGCTCTGGCTGAGCCAAGCATTATGGACAAGGCCATAGCTTATGTGAAGTCATCCACAAACAAGAAGCAAGCTTACGATAGTGTCATGGCCAAGTATGGCAACGAGCTTTCTGATCGTCAGAAAGAAGCCATCAAAAAGTTTGCTCGATGAGCATACCAGAAATGCTAATGCGGAGGTACAACAAGGAGCACTTGTCGTACTCTTCTATCAAAAAAGCGCTGTCAGACATGGCGCTGTTTGATCTTCACATGAAGGGCAAATTGGATCAGCGGTCTGACGCATTGGAGTTTGGCAGCATGTATGACGCCATACTATTCGACATGGATAACGCCAAGTCTAAGTACAGAGTGATCAGCAACCAAGAAGTGCTTGGTATGTGTAGCGGAAAGACCGTAAGCTCCAAGAAGCCAGAAGCAACTGCTGAGTTTAAGGAGATAAAAGAGAAGATCCGAATCGACCTATTTGACAGCGGTGTACTGGTATGCTCACAAGAGGACTGGGATCACGCTATCGCTATGGTCGATCGCCTTCGTAAGTGCGGAATCTTAGACACATATCTGAAAGGCGACTATCAAAAAGAAGTATATGGCGAGATCAATGGTGTTGTTATCAAGGGTTATCTTGATTGCCTTGGTGGCAGCTTTATTTCAGACAGCAAGTCTACACGTAGCGTCGATGGTTTTAGGTATGACGTCAACAAACTGTGTTACGACATACAAGCTTATCTCTACTGCAAACTCACAGGGATCGATGAGTTCTACTGGGTTGTGCAAGAGAAGACATACCCATATCTACCAGCTGTCGTCAAGTGCTCTCAAGAAACCCTCTTCAAAGGGGAGATGAAGTTCTTTAACGCAATAACTAAAATATCCGCTTGGTTGAATGATGATTCATCGGCAGATATTGATTACATGACATTCGAAGTATGAAGGTGTTTAATTCAACAATCACATCAGCATTAGCTGTTGTAGCCTACTTTGCCCTAATGATTCTCTTAATAAACCTTTTTTAATTCTTTTCAAATGAGCGAAAATTCTAACAAGTACGACTCCGTATTCATCGGATACGCTGAAGACCCGAAGCTTGATGCAAACGGCAAGTACATCTCTCAACGACTGCGACTGAAAGTTCCTGAGCTGAAAGATCTCATGGAGCGATATGCCACGGCGGTAAAGCCTGACGGCACTGGAGGCAATGTGTTCATCACCATGGGTGTAAGCAAGAACGGCAAGTCTTTTGCCACTGTGTGGGATCCTAACAGCGAGAAGGCAAAGGAGAACCAACAGACAAAGTCTTCTTACTCTAAGAAGCCAAGTGCAGCAGACGAAGACCTGCCCTTCTAAGTTTTTTGGCTTGTATGCCGCCATAGAGTGGGGGTTGAAGAGCATTGAATTCTTCAGCCCTCATTCTTTTGGTGGCACAGCCAACAACGGAAGCAGTGCTTCGTTCTTCTGTGTGATGTCTGAACACAAAAACTTCGAGGTTCACATCCCAGAAAACAATGATGAGTACGTGATACTATGCATAACGAACAAGAACGGAGACAACTGCATACTCATGAAGTCATCTGAATGTTCAGGCAAGTTGCTGTCAATGCAAGACATGGTCCCGTTGATCAAGCGAAAGTTCAGGATAGAGATAACATGAAAAAAGACATATACTATCTGATACTGAAGGTTGGGTTTAAGATGAACAAACGCATATACACAAAGGAGGTATACTGCCTATCAAGTTCAGATGACCCAGGGCTTATAGCTTCAGACGACCAAGGCATGGCCATCATAGCAAAGCAATGCTATCCAAAGACCCACAAGGGTGACGTCAAAATAATAATCAAAGAAATAATTGAATCAAAGTTGTTATGGAAAAGCCCTACGAGTACGTAAACCACCCCAATCACTACAACGAATTCTCTAAAGAGACTTGGGAGATGATGATTGATGTTTGGGGTTTAGATAACTTCCTAATCTTTTGTGAAATGAACGCATTCAAGTACAAGATGCGGGCTGGGTCAAAGTTAGGAGAGACCGCTGACAAAGACATCTTGAAGGCTAATTGGTACTTGAACAAAGCAGCTCAGCTGAAATGCAAGTAACCATTTTCGAGAGCATATACCACACTAAGTCCCCAAGGTATATCTCTTTAGGTCTGGCGCTAAGGCGCATTCAAGAAGGCTCAAGCGAGAAAACAATAGAACTCGTTCGAGGAGGGGATAAAGAGGCAAAGAAGAAGCTGCCAATCGTATTGTTCAGTGGTCAGTTCTCTGACCGCACAGACGATGGTCTGTTTGATCACAGCGGATTTATCGTCCTTGACTTTGACCACATCGGGTCAACGCCCGAAGAGGTGTCAATGACGAAGTCTACGATAGGCACAGATCAATATGTATACGCTGCATGGATGTCGCCATCAGGTGATGGCATCAAAGTGCTCGTGAGAATCACAAACCCAGAGCGTCATAGAGATCACTTCAGGGCGTTGAAGGTCTACTTCAATAAGCAATATGGAGTGACCCCAGACGAATCGGGAATCAACGAGTCACGGGCATGCTTTGAGTCATACGACCCTGACATCATTGTAAACGAGAATGCCGTCAAGTTCGGAGCGTTCTCAAGCGAGAGAGCTGACACCCAGGTAGCTGTAGTCCGCGATCACTATACGGACTACATGAAGCTAAACCTGGCCGCTAAGATGATACGGGTGGCCGAGGATGGGAACAAGCACGCTGCGCTTCTTCGTGCTGCACGGCTGTGCGGTGGATACATATCCGCTGGACGTATGGAAGAGGACGAGGCGATTCGAATCCTTCACAGAGAAATATGTAAACGAAATATAGATTCCGAAGATCAAGCCATGATCACGATACGTGATGGCATAGAGCTTGGGAAGAAAGATCCAATCAAGACCTTGGTGTCGAACGAGAAGAGCGCTCAGCGCGAGATGCTTCTCAGCGATGGTGACATGTCGTTCATTTCTTCTGACGACGAGGACTTCAGGTGGATCGATAGCTATGCAAATGGAGAGATACAAGTTGGTCTTGACACTGGTGACGCAAAGCTTGACGAGTACTTCAGGTACAAGAAAGAGTTTTTAATCATCAATGGTCACAGCAACGTAGGCAAAACTACTATGGCTCTTTACCTGATGGTCAACGCTACTGTCCGACACGGATGGAAGTGGGTGGTGTACTCTTCTGAAAACAGAACATCTTCTCTGAAGATGACGCTGATGCAGTTCGGGTTCAATCGACGAGTGAATGAGATGTCTTACGATCAACGTAAGGCCGCTTACAAGTGGGTTCAGGAACACTTCACGGTGATAAACAACAACCAAGTTTACAGCTACGCAGAGATCATCTTATTCCTTGAAAAGGTGTTACGTCAGCAGGCCGTAGACGCCGTGTTTGTAGACCCGTACAACAGCTTAAAGCTTGACATGGGCAATTCCAACATCGGGGTTCACGACTACCATTACGAGGCTGCGTCAGAGTTCCTGACCTTCAGCAAGGCCAATGACATTGCGGTATGGCTGAACATGCACGCAGTGACAGAAGCTCAGCGCAGGAAGGGAGACGATGGGCTACCTGTAGCGCCTTACGCAGAAGACACAGAAGGAGGGGGCAAGTTTGTAAACAGGGCCGACTGCTTCGTGACTATACACAGGAAAGTTCAAGCGCCAGACGTGAGCTTGCGTAAGACCACAGAGCTTCACGTAAGGAAAGTGAGGGAGACAGAGACTGGAGGCGCACCTTCGCCAATAGACAACCCAATAACCTTCACGATGAACACCCCCATGACTGCTTTCAGGGTAAATTCTACTGGAAGAGAATTATTCGATCCCGTTGGTTTACAATTCAATGTGTACCATCAGTTCAATTAACGCTTAATTCTCGCTCAACTATCGGCATTGTGTTGTAACTTTGCCGAGTGAAGAGAGCAAAACGGGGGACGCCACCACGGGCCAGCGCTCGTAAGAAGCAGCTGGGACGTTACAAAAGCGGCCTCGAAAAGCAGTGCGCTGATTTGCTTTGTGATCACGGCCTAGACTTTGACTATGAAGAAGTGGAATACACACTTGTGGATCAGTTTAAGTATGAGGGCGTGTATCACAAGATGACCGCCTCCTCTAAAGAGTTGTCGGACAGAACTGGTAAGGCAGTTCTTGCAATCAAGTACACTCCCGATTTTGTCGCAAAGGATGGGTCATGGATAATAGAGACAAAAGGCTTCACGCCTTCTCACCATGACTTTCCTATGAGATGGAAGCTTTTCCTTCGTTATCTTTCGGATCTTGGCAACAAGCCAAAGCTCTTTATTGTTAAGAACAGAGAGCAGATAGAAGAGGCAATAAGAATCATAAAAGATGACAGACATAACGAAGACAGAGCTGGCGAGAGTGTACGCACTAGCGACAGAAAGAATACAAGTAGCCGCCGTAGAGCTGTACGAAGAGCTGTTTGATAGTAACGGAGAAGCTAGAACCAACCCAGGTCAAGTGACCAACTTGGTTTCTTCATTCAGGGCCAAGGCGGGGTTTGAGATGGATATGGTGAGAGAGGCCGCAATTCAGTATGCCGAACAACACCATAACCTAAATGGTAAATCAAAACAGACGAGCCTACTCGACTACAACGGGTAAGGTTGCTGAAGCAAGGTTCAAGGCGGCAGCACAAGCGCTCGGACTTACTGTAGAGAAATCTACTAGCGCAGAAGACACACGAGAACACGTAGACTTCTGGATGGCCTATGACGGGTCTGGAAGATGGGGGGTAGACGTGAAAGGAAACAACATGCCTCACGAGATATGGTGCGAGTTCAAGAACGTAATAGGCAACGCGGGTTGGATGTACGGATCAGCCACCATCATAGCTTTTGACATGCCAGAAGAAGGTGGATTCTGCATTGTAAACAGAGAAGATCTTGCCAGATATTGCGAAGAGAATGTAGAAGACGTGTTCGTCAAACACCCTCTCGACGCTTACAAAAAGAAGTATCAAAGGAAGGATAGGCTTGACGTTATAACGAAGATTTCAATCGTCGATTTGATGTCAATTCCTTCATACAGAGTGTGGTGCTACTACGTGGATTATAAGTAGATTTGCGCCCCCTGTAACACTAGAGACACACACCAAAAAAACACTTTAAAAATGAGTTCTTCCATTCCATGGGGGGAAGTAGGTTACCCCGTCTTTAAAAGAACCTACGCACGAGCCATCGACAACCGAACAGAAGAGTGGCCCGAAACTGTAGAGCGCGTGATCAACGCCTGCAACGATCAGCTTAATTGTGATTTCAATAGCTACGACAAGGAAGAGCTTCGTAACATCATGCTCAACCTGAAGGGCACTGTGGCTGGCCGATTCCTGTGGCAGCTTGGAACCGAAACGGTAGATAAGCTTGGTTTGCCTTCGTTGCAAAACTGCGCCTTCGTGGTAGTAGATGAAGAGGTGAGGCCATTCACGTGGGCTTTCGAGATGCTTATGCTTGGTAGTGGGGTTGGTTTTAATATCCAAACAAAGTACATAGAGGACCTCCGTGCTCCATTTAGGAACGTAAAGATTGAAAGAGTAGACCGAAATGACGCTGATTTTATTGTACCTGATAGCAGGGAGGGGTGGGTTGAGCTTCTTAAAAGAGTTCTCGAAGCGTCTTTCAAGACTGGCAAGGGCTTCACATTCGCGACTCACCTGATCCGATCTAAAGGCTCCCCTATCAAAGGGTTTGGTGGAGTGGCTAGTGGTCCAGAGGATTTGGTCTGGGGTATGTTTGAGATAAATAAACTGCTGAACGCAAAAGACGGAAAGTCCCTCAGCTCAGTAGACTGCCTCGACATCATGAATATCATCGGCAGAATTGTGGTTGCTGGTAACGTGAGGCGGTCGGCTCAGATCGCTATAGGTGACGCTCATGACATCGAGTACCTTCGGGCAAAGCGATGGGACCTTGGCAACATCCCTAACTGGAGGGCCATGTCAAACAACAGCGTGGTTTGCTCAAACACAGAGATTTTGCCAGAAGAGTTCTGGGAAGGGTATGTGGGCAACGGAGAGCCTTATGGGTTGATCAACTTGGATGCGGCTCGTCGTATGGGACGCACAGGGGAGACTCAATACCCAGACCCAGACGTACAAGGATTCAACCCATGTGCAGAACAGAGTCTTGCCAATTTCGAGACATGCTGCCTTGCAGAGATCTATCTTCCTAACATCGAGTCCTATGTAGAGCTGAAAAAGGTTGCTAGGTATCTGTATCGCATCAATAAGCACAGCCTTGCCATCAAGTGTGCTGTCCCAGAAACAGAGCAGATCGTTCACGAGAACATGCGAATGGGGATTGGGGTTACTGGATACCTTCAGGCCACAGAAGAGCAGCGCTCTTGGCTTAGTGACTGCTACACATACCTCAGAGGATATGACGAGGAGTACTCTCGGATTTGCGGATTCAACAAGAGCATAAAGCTCACTACCGTAAAGCCATCTGGGACGCTCAGTCTGTTAGCTGGCGTCACCCCAGGGGCACACCCAGCATACAGCCAATACTATATTCGAAGAATCAGGATGGCTTCTGGTACACCTCTTGTTATGGCGGCAAAAGAGGCTGGGTACCCTGTAGAGTTCGTTCGAAACTTTGACGGGACAGAAGACTACAGCACGGAGGTTGTTAGCTTCCCTTGTAAGTTCCCAGAAGGAACTACGCTGGCTGGCGACATGACCGCCATCGATCAGCTGGAAGTAATCAAGCGACTCCAAAAGGAATGGTCAGACAACGCCGTGTCTGTGACCATCTACTACAGGAAAGAAGAACTTGAAGCTATAAAGCTTTGGCTCAAGAACAACTACGCAAACGTAAAAACTGTTTCGTTTTTGCTTCACAACGACCATGGCTTCGATCAAGCTCCGCTTGAAGAGATAAGCAAAGAGAAGTACGAAGAGATGTCATCTATGGTGAAGCCATTGGTATCGATTGACGGCATCAAGTTCGATGATCTTGACATCACAGATTGTGATTC